AGCAACCCCAATCCCAACTGCTTTTATCAGTGACAATTTAGTGGCAACTAATCCTAAATCAGAAGCAAAGGCTGATAACTTTAATGCTCCTATTGTCGAACCAATTAAAATTAAAGATTCTTTAACTTTGTCTGCATTATCCGCCAACGATTCAATCCATTTTGGTATTTTAACATCCTCAAAATCTCCTAAATCAAATGAAGGAGCAACAAAGCCATTTCCTGCTCCACCAGTTGCATTTTTGCTCAATATGTCTAATTCGTCAAAGCTTGCTAAATTGTTTTTAATTTCATTTGTGCTTTTTGCTAAACTTCCTGCGCTTTTTGACATTTTTTCAAAGTCTTTTGCAGATGCAAATATAATTTTCCCAAACCATGCATTTGATAAATAATTAACGTATGTCATTATTGTCGCAATTAAGCTTACTATCTTTTCAAGTATTGGCGCAAGTCCATATGTTAACGCAAATCTTATATATTCCAAATCTTTTGCGTATTGTTCATTGTATTGTGCCCATTCACTTGACGCCCTTCTTAATAATGAATAAGCAGAGCGAACGCTTAATACTGCCAAAGCTAATTTCCCTACTTTTTTAATGGAACTTGATATTCCTTTTTCAATTTCTCTTACTGCATCCGATTGCTTTTTGAAATTTATTGTTTCTACTTTTCCTTTCAATTTTTCCACAGATTTAAGAGAATTTTCGTATTGAAACCTTGTTTGAGCAACTTTGTTCCTTAACGAAATTTGTGTTTTTTCTGTTTCTTTTAATTTTTCTGATAATTCAGAAACTGCTTTTGCGTCTGCATCATATTCTTGTTGAAATCTCTCTACTTGTAATGGTCTCAAATTAGATTCTTTTGCTTTAGCCAAATATTCTGCTGACACTTTTGCTTTTTTTGAAGCCAAATCAAGTTCTTCTGATAATTTTCTTGCTTCTTCGTTTACTCCACGTAATTCTCTTTCATAATCTCTTGTTTTTTCGTTTAGAAGTTCTTGTTTTTGTTCTTCACTATCAATTTTTCTTTCCAAATCTGATATTTGCTTATCAAATTTATCTGTACTTAATTTAGTACCAATAGTTATCCATCCGTCCATTTTTTCACCTCACTTCACTTTGAAGTTCATTTGTTGAATAAAATGTTCAACACTTTCTTCCTGTTCTTTGGATAATTTAGGCGCTTTCTTCTTTAATGCAACTGCATTTTTTTGTTTTCTTATTTGTTCGAGTGTTTTTGTATCTTTAATTTCACTTGTATCATAAGTTCTTATCTCTCTGACGCGATTTAACACGCAATCACATTTTAAACCATTTAACAAGTCCATAAACTCCCACCAGTGCATTTCTGTATTATATATATCAGGTATTCCATAATCAGTATAAAAGCTTGCTTTAATATAAGCTTCATCTTGTTCATAATCCATGTCTTTTTCAGAACAATCCAAATTTGTTTCTTTGCCACATGAAAGATAAAATAATGCTTTTTTAAGAAGTTCTTCATAATCTTGCGGATTATTTAGTCCATCTTCTCCAAATAATAAATATATAATTGCAAGCGCTCTTTCTTCGTCGCTTATATCATCTTGCGAAACTTTTTGGCACTCTATGGCGGTTTTAAAGTCTGTGTTTATTTTATATTTTTTCTCTCCAATTTTTGCATATTGAGGATATTTTGTCATATAACATTATTTCCTTCGCTCTTTTTGTATTTTTCTTTTATGTTTTCAATAATTTTTTGAGAAGTGTTTTTCATTGTCGGAATAACTTGCGTTAAAACATCAATAATATCATTAAACATTAAGATATACGGCTTTCTGCCATGCAATATCTTTCTTGTTGTCCCATCCCCAAACAAATCATCAATTGTTTTTTCCTCTTTATTTAGAAAGTCCATAAATGCTTCTCTTCTGGCATTATCAAATTCAGTTGGAAACTCTCCATCCTTACTGCAATTTTCTTCTATTTCTTTTAATCTGGCTTGCAATTCTTCTACGTTATTTTTGTGCCTTATTTGGCATTCATTTGCACGGAATGGAAAATCAATATCCTCTGGATCAATCTCAATAAATTCACCAGTATCGTTCCCTTGTGCATCCTTAATGCCAAATCTTTGAATGCTTCCTTTTTCCAATGCTATATACTCCATAATACCTCCATAAAAAATTAGGGATTGAGTGTGTCCCAATCCCCGTAATTAATTACTAAATTGATGCAGATGGTGTGAATGATGGAACACCGCTCGAAATTGTTACAGTTCCGTCAACAGGGTCTCCGATTGAAATAAATTGTATATTCAATTTCCTCACCACTATAACTATTAATTGTAATTAAGCAATCGCTTTTCTTTGCAGGGTAATTACCATCGCTACCACCCCAAGTATCAACCTCAAGAATGTGAGATGCACAATTAAGCTTGTCTCGCAAAGAGTTAATATAAATAAATTCGTCATCATGCTTGTAACATTTTTGAGTGATGCTCAATTGCTTTTGGTTGCTCTCATGGTCTGACCTAGCAGAATCTTCAATGATCCATTTTTCTGTGTTTACTTGTGGATTGTATGCAGTGCTTGCTTCGTTTATGCCAATACCAATTACTTTCCACGTAGCCGTAGAACTTGGTGTCGTGTCTAAAAACTTAATGTATTGACTTCTCTTAATTTTTTCGATGTCACTAGGAATAACAGCTAATCCCATTTTATTTCCTCCTTTACTTTCCAAAATTCTGAATATCTTTTGCTGTTTGAGGCTCAATAAAACCTTTTTCGTTTAGATATACAAGTTGTTCCTTCGTTTGAACGTTAACGTCATCATTTTCATCATAAAAAACTCCGTTTAACGAAAAACTTTTAATTGCTTTTACAGATTTCATTGTGTCCCCCTTTCTAAATAGATGACGGCTGACTGCTATCAATAATATAATCAACCTCTATCTGTATGTCAAATTCGGCCGTATTTGTGGTTGCGTTATTCATGCTACCACAATTTAGGCATTTTATTTCTTGAATGCCGTTTATTTTAGGCAATATGCCATTCTCGTTGTTGTATCTTATAATTTGTTCAAAAACCTCGAAAAACCCAATATTAATCAAATTGTTTAGTGTGTCTTGTGAATAATTGTTTCTACTCCTAAATGAATATACATCTCTATGTATTTCATTTCCAGTTATCCAAGTTTCCACCTTAAAATCAGTTGGTATTTTGTCAAGAGAATAGTTTTGAGGATCAGCAGATAGCATATTAGCATTAATCGAATACCTTGCATCAGTTAATAACGTGTCAATAATTGAGATTAAATATTCTCTCAATTTTGTTATTCTTAACGCATCTGTATTAACAATACTTGTGTTAATATTAGCCACCCGCTTTACCCTCCTTTATTAACGTAATCTTGAACTTCTCGTACAACAACTTGCATTTCAGCACTAACCATTTTTTTATCCCAATACGGACCAGTTCCGTGGAGTTGTATAATTCTCTGGATTTATAACATGAGTGCCATCTTCTCTCATACCCTTGTATTGGTAATGAGCATAATTGCTCTCATAAGTTATACTATCAGCTGTTTTATGAATTATACCTCTTAAGTCCCCTGTATCTTGTGGAATATATTTATCCATGTGCTTTGCACAAGTATCTGTGAAAAACTTTTGGACTCTACCATTTGGTTCTATTCCAAGATTAATCTTAATTTCACTTATAGGCTTTAACATATTAACTACCACCTAAATGTATATGAGGGTTGTTCCCATATCTGTTGTCGGTCTTTGATGTGATATTGTATGCATTTTGCACGTCAGATTGCGTTTTTACGGCAATTTGAACATTACCCTTGCAAACTATATCTCCAATTTCAAAATTGGATATATCAAGGTTTTTGTTCGTTTCGTAAGGTATTCTTACTTCAATTCTATTATTAAACTGATACCCGTCACGAACTACACTTCCTTTTGCATCGTAAACCCACGCGTGAGGATAATAAAATCTAGTCCATGTTTCAAGCCTTGTGGTTTCATCTAATCCTTTATGGAATACTGTCAAATCAGTGTTTGTTATCATATTCACACCCCGCAATACAAGTAAGGTGTTCCGTCTTCTAACTGGCAAGTTGCAAGATAGTCTCTTATGATTTCGTCACATTTCTTTTTGTCATAATCCAAATCTCCATAAGTTACGCTATACCCATCAGTGTTCTCACTCGTTATATTTCCCTTGTTTTCGCTTAGAAATTCAACAAGCTTAAATATACAAGCTTTTACTTCGGTAATTTGATTTGGAAGATTTTTGAGTCTGTTCAAAGTTCTTTCATCCACTTTTCTTCTTGCCATAAGTTCTATCAAATTAAAAGGCACTTCGTCTAACTTGCCTCCCAATTGTTTGTATTCGGCATAAGTTAAGTATTGTGAATTAAAATTCATACGAAGCGCCCTCCTTTATTATAGGCTTGGTGTAGAACCTGGTACTAATGCAGCAAATGGGAATTGTGTCTCTGTTCCATCAATTGATGTTACTGGGTTAGGTATAGCTGTACCAATTCTAAATGTTACTCTAATTGCCGACATATCTTCTTGCATTAAATTGTAAGCAATAGAACCATCTGGATTTTGAATTACTCCCTCATGGAAAACATCGAATGTAACATCTTGTCTGATAGAGTAAACTGCTTCGTTAAAATCGCCTGCGATTAATGTTGCAACTGTTTTATCCCAAGCTCCATTATCAACAAATGCTCTATTTAATGAACCAATTTCTGTGGTATTAAGTGGTTGACCTGTTGTATCTGTCATCATTCTAAATTTGCCTTTTAATCCTACTCCGCCCAATAATCCAGTTACTTCAAAGCCACTTTCTTCAACCAATGTCATTGCATCGTTAATATCTTTATAGAAATTGCTTGTTTCAGTAACTGATTTTGCTTTTGAAATAATATCTGGAACAATACCATCTCCAAAAGATGCAGGTGCATCAATTCCAAATAAAATTGCTTGGTCGATTTTTTTACCGATAGCTTTTGCTAACTCTGGTTTTACTTGTGCCCAAATATCTGTATCAGAATCGGCAATAGTTGTATCTTTTACAGGAACAATTACAGCCAATTCTTCAGCTGTCAAATAAACATCTTTCCAAGCCATTTTTGTAGTATTTTTTCTTCCATTGTTTGTTGTTTCTGTTACCCAATAAGCTACTGGTAAGCTATCAACAACTTTTAATCTCATTTTGTCCGATGTCATGTTTGGTAATCTTCTAAATAATTGTAATACTTTTGAATATTTTTGAGCCTCTTTAAAAATTTCTTCCATAACTTGCTCTGGAATTAATGCAGAAGCATCTGTTTTTGAAATCATATTTGCCATTTTAATCTCTCCTTTTTATTTAATTTCCACGAATTAAATTATTAAAATAATCGTTTGTGGTGTTTGTTTGTATAACTCCACCATTCAAATTGGGTGCTGTTTGCACCTTTTTAATTTGCATTTCCCCAAAATATTGAGGATTATTTTTCTTAAACTCTTTTAATGCTCTGTCAAAATCAACTGTTTCAGTTACGTTTGCTAAAACCTTTGTAGTAACAAACTCACTAAACTCTTTTTTTACATCGCTACTATCAACCTTGATTTGTGCATTTAATCTTTCGATTTCTTTTGTAAGTGCACTATTTTGATTCGTTAGCTCCGTGTTTTGATTCGTCAATTCGTTAATCTTTTCTCCATCATTTTGGCTTGATTTTTTCCACGCAAGAAACTCCTTGTATTTTTCATCTTTTTGCCAATCTGAATTGGCTTTTCTAACGCCAGCATTAAAAGAATTGTCTAAATCTTGTTGCGTAAATGTTTTTTCAACAGTTTCTTCTTTTACTTCTCCATCCGTTGGGATGTCTTTGTTATCTTCCATAACAATTCTCCTTCTTTATAGCCATAAGTTAGGCTTTTTATTCCGCTTTTAGGTTAGCGTTAAACCAACAAAAAGAGCCACAGATTATTCATCTTGGCTCTTTGGCTCTAAATTTTTTATTTCAATTTCAACTTCTTTTTTGCACCTTTTACAGTACAAAATAATTTTGCCTTCTTCATATCTCGCCAAAAGCTTGCCGCATTCACATTTTATGTCCATGTTTAGCTCCTATTCTTATAATAACATAATTATTCTACCGTGTCAATTTTCTTTCTGCTTTTTTTCTTTGGTTTTTCTTCTTTTGTTTCACGTGAAACATTTTCTTCTTTTTTCGGCTCTTCTTCTTTTATTTCTTCGACAATCTCAATTACTGCATTTGATAATAAATATTCTGCTCTTTCATACGAAGTCACCCACTCATCACCTGCTTTAGGATAAACATCTCTTTCTGCATCTTTAATACCTTCAAATCTTTGTAATGCTCTTACCCTTACTTCCATTTCTTTTTCCTCCTCATATCTTGATTTCCCTTTTGCCAAAATGTCAGCATACTTGTCTTCCAAATGTTCAAACTTAAATTTTGGCACCTTTTTTATATTTTGCACAATATGATCAATATTGTTGCAATCAAAATTCATAATGTATGCGTTCACGCCATCTTTCACGCCGATTTCTTCTAAATACGGAAGTGGCGTTACAATTACAGGAATGTTCCTGTATAGTGCCTCATTGATTGCATAGGAACACGCCTCTGTGTCACTCAACTGCACTAAATAATCTGAATCTTTTAGCCACCTTGACACATCAAGTCTGCTCTTCATGAATATTATGTTCGGATTATTGAACGTGTCTGTTTCATTCGTAAAAACATACCAAATATAGTTTATTCCAGCATTGTCTAACGCATTTGCAAGCTTAATCATTCTGTCTTTTCCCTTAATTTTGCTCAATCTGGTTGCACTAATTAACTTCAAGCAAGGCTCATCTTCTTCTATTGTGAGAGGATTGTAACCATACGTGACGTTTTCCAATCCTGTTATTCGCTTGAAACTTTCACATATATATTTGGTGACGCCAACATATAACTTAATTCTATCATCTGTCGGTGGTTTACACGGATATGCAGGATTTTCGTAATCTCCATGAACTACTTGTATTATTCCTTCGTCTTTCTTTGCATTTTCTTTCCATATATCAGATGTGATGTAATCAATAATAGATGTATCATAATTAATTATCGCAACCTTGCAATTAATTTTCTGGTTTGTGTGTTTGTACGCTCTGCAAAATCTTTTCACCCTTTGTAGTTGATTTTGATGTGCTGATTTGTATACTACCGCGATGTCTCTGTCCTTATATTTCTTGACCATTTCCCATATAAACGTCTCAACTCCGCCAATTTCGCTAAAATCTCTGATATATAATATATTGTCATGCACTATGTCCATAAATCCACCCCTTTACCTTGGTATTTCATATAACCCATGTATGGCTTGGTCGCACAGGCTACCCGCTCTTGGATAGTTGTAATGGTATCCAACAATTCCAGTAAATTTATGCGTGGGGTTCTTTTGCTCTAAATCATAACTCAAAAACCAATCCTCTGCCCAACGCCTGTCTCTGCACCTTGTGCCACCCAAAAATTCTCTTCTGATAAATCTTGCACATCCGCTTCCCATATCTTTATATGTTTGTTCCCTAAATTCCAAACTG